ATCAGGTGCCCACCAAAGATGTAGTGCTCCAATATATCCCAACTCATCAGGCGCCTCAAACCCTTGTATAATGTGGTTTACACCTATAGAATGTAGAAAGGGAAACTCTGTAGAGTTGTAAAACTTATATCGAAATTGAGTCTCCATTGCAATACGGAGTTCATCTCTTTGTCTTGGTTCCATTGGAAGATAGAAGTTTTTCCCAGATTTCATAATCTTTTTTATAAAACTCTTTTATAAACTGTTTTGTATAATCTGTAATATTATGAGACAGCTCTTCTGAAACATTATCATAATTAAGTGAGGCATTAGGATAAACCTTTTGGATATCCTGAGAGATATTTTCATATTTCAAAATCAAAATATCATCCAAACCTTGAATCCAATAATTTTGAGGAATCCACGATTCATGCCATAACTCTACACCCCTCTCAAGTAATCTTGCTATTCCATTGATATCAAGTTTTTTACATATATCATAGTCCTTATGAATTCCAGCAATATCTGGATGCCAAAATGACTTCTCCATAGAAGCATAATTATATGATGATATAAATCTTTTTAAGGGGTCACGAAATACACAAAACTTTTTGTATTTGTTAATCATCCAATAACTATTCAAACGTTTATAATCATCCCAATTATGATGACCAATATAATTCATCTCAAAAGATCGTAGAATAGAAGTTCCTGCGTTTCTAGGAATATGAATGAAAATTATTTCATTTTTATAATCAATCGGCATTAATCATTTGTTAAAGTTGGTTCGCCTCTATCGAAAAATTTCCAACCACCTCTGCAGGGCATTCGTTTTCTTTCAGCATAAGCCCTATCGGTGTATACTTTCATGTCACTTTGACACTCTGCAAAAAATGGTGTCATCCCTGATGGCCATTTAGATTTTGTAGATGTACATGAAACTAGTATTGTTGTCAAAAATATCATTATTACTGTTGATATTTTCATACCTTGTAATAAACTCCTGGTTCGTGTGTATGTACATGAGACTGTTTACAAGAGAGTTCTTTTTCTCTGTCAAGTAACATGTACTCTATTTTTGTTGGTTCCATCACTCTAAGCTGATGTAATACTTCAGCGGTGGAATAATTTGCACAAGAATAGACATCACACTGCACCAGAGATGGATCTTCTTCATCCCATATATGAATAGAGATGTGAGATGTTTCAATCATCACAACTCCCGTTACTCCACGATTACCTTCCTTGGTCACGTACTTGGCGTACGGCCCTCCAACGATATTCATGTCTATTGTCTTTACTAAATTACGCAGCCATTTCTTCAGATCCTTTTCTGATTTTAATGGATGACTCACTTCTGCCCTAATAATCATATGCTTATGGAATATGTTATCGGGCATTTTTAGTTTATATTCCCCTGTTTTTTTGCTTTTTTCTTCTTAGTCTTTAGTTTTTTCTTAGCAATTTTTATTTCTTTGGGTTTATGTTTGATTTCTTCTTCTACAGTATCTTTGGATATACCAAAAATATTCTTAAACTTTGCAATAAGTTGCTTCATTCCACTATCTCCTCGATTGTTATTTTTAAAGGGTATTGATTTTCTTTTGCTAATTCGGCTGTCTCGTATGCTTTGGTTTCGGCTATCTCAAGCCTATATATTCCCGCAACGCCCATACCTTCTTTGTGTACACTCAACATAATTCTTTCAGCTCGGTCAAATGGATGATGAAAGACTTCTTGTAAAGCATACACCACAAATTCCATTGGTGTATAATCATCATTGTGTAAAATCACAGCGAACTTACCAGGCTTTTGTGGTTTTTTTCTTTTCTTAGACTTCGGAGGTTCTTTCGTTATTACCCCCTCCTCATCATTAGGCGTCTGGTCCTCCGCCACATCCAAATGTTTCATATCTTACTTGTGTCCATAATTTATCATCATCATCATATTTCATTCGTATCATATTTCCTTTACTGTCACAATGATGTGAATATATTGAATCATTTATTTCAAAAAATCCTGCGTTTCGTAACCCTTGTAATTTTTCTTTAGGTAAATATTGTGATGCAATTACCCACTTAGGCGGATATTCTTCTTGTTCCACTGCTGCACAAGAAGTCATTAAAAGAATAATCGTAAATGTTAATATTATTTGGATTAAATTGAGACAAACTAAATCTAAAATTACTACTTCTTTTTTGATTTGACTCGTACAAAATATGTCGTCCATCCGCCCTTTGATCTTTTTTTTGCATTTGGATCATGCTGGTGAATCAGCTGTCCATGATTATCGTATCGTAGTGTAAGGAAAGTTTCTAGTTCAAAGTCTCGTTGGTGTTCAGGTAAAATTAAGTATTCAAGTTTTTCCTTGCTACTTACCTTGACCACGATATCTTTTCCATCCGTGTCTTCTATTTTTGTGTTTTCCTTTTGGTCTTGAATTTCTCGATTTTCCTATACTAGTTCGTTTTGGTCTTACATCTTTACGATAAACAAAACTTGCCCATCCTTTTGCTTTAGCCATCTATGTCACATCCCTTTCCCATCGTGGATTTTCACCATCATTCTTTCTCATAATCATACTCTTTACTCCACAATGTGGACAAGACATTCTGGTAACAGGAGCATAGATCATATCTGTTGCATGGCTCCACCAATTTTTACATTCTCCACAACTGAAATGGTATATCTGTTCTGTTGAAAATTCGTGATGTGTGGCCACGTTTTTCTCCTAATTTTACTGTTACTTATATTATAACACATAGCAGTGTAGAAGTCAAGTGTTTATTAATTTAAGATGTGTGGAATTTCTTCTGATATGGGACCGTAAAGGTCATTCCAAATTGTTGAAAAAACGGCGTCCACTTTATCTCGTTCTAATATTAAAAAGTCACCAAAGCTGTCTATAATTAAGTAGTTGCCACCTTCCGTGAATTTGCGGATGAGGTATTCATTTGACACAGCGAGATAATCTGTCAAATCAATAATTTCTTGATAATTTTTTATATTCATGACTATTTATTTTATTTGGTAGGCTTAACTTCCCAAAAAGGCTTCAACCTACTCCTTTTTTCACGTTCAATGATCAGTTTTCTTGCTTCTTTGTTACGTTTATTCCACTCTCTTGCACGATGTAGAATAGCTTCTTTATTATTCTTGTAGTATTCTTTTAAGTATTCTTTTCGGTCATCATCATGTTTCCATTTCTCAGCAAGACGGTCTTTGTTCTTTTCATAGTATTTTCGATTAGCGATTCTCTTTCGTTCTTTGTCAGTCATAACATTCCTTCTACACCACATTTGGCGATGAAGTAGGCGTCCACGATATCACTAATCGGATTTATTACTTTTGTTGCTCTGGGAGTTAATCGTTCTTTGAGGTCTGTGGGAGTCAAGAGTTCATCGACAAAAGCTTCATACATTTGTTCTTTATTTGCATTACCTTTACCAGTTGCAAATTTCTTGACTACAGTAGGGGGATAAGTCTTGAATGTTATTTTACGTTTCCACATTTTGTGTTTTAGTATTGCAGTATTTTCGTATATCGGTGCTCTATTGGAAGTCACCCCATAAGCATACCCCTCAATGAACACTTCACTACATCCTTGTATTAACTCTAGAACCCAAGAGGAAAGAACATCGTGTCTCTCCTCTTGTGTGTCCCATTTGGGATACAATTCAGCCCTTATGTTACCTAACCCACTCCCGGCGGCAAGTTGTTGTCGTTTTTCATTATTAGATAGATAATATAACATACACCTATCAAAGTCAAAACATCCACCATCTTCTTCCTCACTATAAATACAAATTGCAGGAGAAGTTAGTGAATAATCAATCCCAGCTATCTTCTTCTGATTCATCTGTTTCACCCGTTTCGCTATCTACTTCAAGGTAGTGCCCACAAAAGGCACATAATTCTAACCCTGTAGTATCTTTTGATATAATTTCATATTCTTTATCACATCCATCACATAATATATTTACTGTAGCATCTCCATCGTTCCAGATTATATCTACTGGCATATTTCCATCTCCTGCCTCTACTTTTTCTCTTGATTCAGCGGTGGGGTTGGTGGTATTACAGCAGTCCTCCCTCCATACATTTTATCTGTTGGAACAGGAAATATTTTCAGAGTAATGTTATCGACCTGTAAAAATCGTCTATCTCTAATAATATTAAGGCTGACTGAACCACCGATTTTATATTTTCCCAGCTGTTCGGCAAATTCAACATCATTATTGATAGCAATGTTATTAATGCCTACTATGGTATCCCATGCTTCTAATCCTTTAGGTAGTGGATCAGTTGGTTTATTTTTATCACTTATCATCAAACCATAAGTATTAGGGATTGAGGTATTTATATCAGGATTATCCTTCAGTATTTTTTCTCTTTGGTTGTCTTTCCCATACAAAGGAATAATCATAACTCCTAGTGCTGGGCGATCTACTTTCCCCTTTTCTAACATTACAGCAAGTGATTTTTCTGCGACATCACCTCTGACTGCTAGTCCTACTCCTGCATTTTGATCTGTTCTAGATACCATCAATGTAGCAATTCCTACGACCTCACCCTTTTCATTGAATACAGGCCCGCCAGAATTCCCTTTATTGATTGCCGCATCCACTTGAATCGACTTGATATAAGGGTGTCTCGCGTATCTATTTGTACTAGAAATGATACCCTTTGATAGACTCCATGCCATCCCCATCGGATGACCGAAAGCAAAGACTTCTTCTCCCGAATATATGTCCTCCTCTTCAGCAAACTTCAAGTACGGGACTTTCCTTTTTAGTCCGATTACTTCAAGTACAACTAAATCGGCTAATGGATCTTCACCAATTATTTTTACGTTGTATTCGTGCCAGTCATCTTCATCCCAATAATACATGTTAATTGTCTTCTGTTTATACACACAATGAAAATTAGTCAATATATGACCTTTTTCATTGATGACTGTTCCAGAACACAATGCATTACGGGCGTTGACAGGCGGATCTTTTAATGTATTTACCGATAGTAATACTACCGATTTTCTCACCTCTTCTATGACCTCTTTGGTGATGGCTTGTACCGAAACACCAAAGAATATTAATATAGAAAAGCATAACAAAAAGAAACGTGTAAACTTTTCCA